ACATGGGCATGCCCCACAAACTGAAGGATTTCAACCTGTTCGAGAACGGCATCAGCTTTGCCGGCATGGCCACGGAGGTGACCTTGCCGAAGCTGTCGCGCAAGATGGAGGAATATCGCGCGGGCGGCATGTCCGGTCCGGTCTCGGTGGACCTGGGCCAAGAAGCCATCCAGCTGGAGTGGACCGCTGGCGGCCTGGTCAAGGAAGCCCTGAAGCAATACGCGGCCAAGTCCCACGGTGCCGTGCAACTGCGCTTCGCTGGCGCTTACCAGAACGACGATGATGGCTCCGTGCAGGCGGTGGAAATCACTGTGCGCGGCCGCTATAAAGAAGTGGATATGGGCAATGCCAAGGTGGGTGATGAAACCTCGCACAAGTTCAGCATGCCCTTGAGTGCCTACAAGCTCTCCATCGACAACGAAGTCATGTTCGATTTCGATTTCATGAACGGCATCGAGATCGTCGGCGGTGAAGATCGCCGCGCCGACATCCGCAAGGCCATCGGCCTGTAATGGCCAGGCGGCATCCCGCCGCCTACCTCTTCGCTATTCCCAATCTGACAAGGAACCACCATGACCACCGCAACCGCCCCCAAAATCGAAACCGTCGTCATCGAGCTGGACGAACCGCTGACGCGCGGCAATACCCAAATCAGCGAACTGACACTGCGCCGTCCCAAGTCCGGTGCCCTGCGTGGCGTCAGCCTGATGGACCTCATGAACATGAACGTGAGCGCCTTGCAGGTGGTGTTGCCACGCATCAGCGAACCCGCCCTGACGCAGTTCGATGTCGCCGCCATGGACCCGGCCGACCTGATCAAGTGCGGTATGGAGGTCTCTGTTTTTTTGGCACCGAAGGCGGACCGCGTCTTGGTCTCCCAATCGAAGTAGAAGACGCCATGGCCGATATCGCGACGGTGTTCCACTGGCCACCGGCCGCGATGGACGACTTGGAACTGGCAGACCTCATGAAGTGGCGCGAACGCGCCAGAGTGCGCAGCGGGGCGGAATAAATGGCAAATGAACTGAAAATGCAGGTGGTGTTCTCCATGATGGAGAAAATCACCGCCCCTCTGAAGAAGATCGCCAGCGGTGCCAAGGACACCGGAAAGGCACTGAAGGACACCAGCGACCGGCTGCGCGAGCTGAACAAGCAACAAAAAGACCTCGACGGCCTGCGCGACCTGCATCAGGGCATGCGCAAGACGAATGCCGAACTGTCCACCGCGCAGCAGCGCGTGACCGAGCTGGCGGCCAGGATGAAGGGTGTCGAGAACCCGACACGCGCCATGGCGCGCGAATTCAATGCTGCCGTGCGCAGCGTCAAATCCCTGCAGGAAGCCAGCGAGCGGCAAGGCACGCAGTATCGTGCGCTGCGCGAGCGCTTGGCCGATGCGGGTGTTGGTTCGCGCCAGCTTGCCAACGCGCAGACCTGGCTCAAGAACAGCATTGCAGCCACCAACGCCGAATTGGCTGACCAGCAAAAGAAGCTGGCCGCCAGCAATCGTCAACAGCAGGTCATGGCTCATGCGCGCCAGCGCGCCGACAAGCTGCGCAGCACGGCGGGCGGCCTGGCTGCGGCCGGCGTGGGGGCCACGGCCAGCGGCGCCGCCATGGGCGCGCCGATGCTGGCCGGCCTGAAAGAAGCCAAACACTACGAAACGGAGAACGGCCGTGTGCGTGCGCTCGGACTGGGGAAAGAGGCGACCGCCGAGGCGATCAAGTTCGCGCGCGACATGAAGACCTACGGCACTAGCCAGCTCGACAACCTGCAATTGCTACGCGACGGCATTACGGCCTTTGGTGACACGCACCACGCCGAAATGGTCGCGCCGATGATGGCCAAGATGAAATTCGGCAATCATGCTTTCTACGGCGAAGCCGAAGGCGCCGAGAACGAGCGCAAGTTCATGGACATGCTGAAGGTCATTGAAATGCGCAACGGCACCAAGGACATTGGCACCTTCTCTAAACAGGCCAACATGGTGCAGCAGGTGCTGACCGCCACCGGTGGCCGGGTCGGTCCCGGCGAGTGGCTGAACCTGATCAAGACCGGCGGCATTGCGGCCAAGGGTCTCAAGGATGAATCCTTCTATTACCAGATGGAATCTCTGGTGCAGGAAATGGGCGGCAACCGGGTCGGCACCTCGATGATGAGCGCTTATCAGAACCTGTACCAGGGCCGCACCACCAAGCGTTCCATTGGCATGCTGGCGGACCTGGGCTTGATCGGCGACCAGTCCAAGGTCAAGCACGACAAGGCCGGGCAAGTCTCGTTCCTGAATCCTGGTGCCATCAAGGGCGCGGATCTGTTCCGCGAGAACCAATTCGAATGGATGGAGAAAGTGCTCTTGCCGCAACTGGCCAGCAAGGGCATTACGGACGAAAAGGGCATCCTCGATGCCGTCGGCGGGATCTTCTCGAACCGCACGGCGGCGCAGCTCTTTTCCACGATGTACCAGCAGCGCACACAGATCCACAAGAACGAGAAACTGAACCGGGGTGCCGCCAATATCGACGAGCTCGACAAGCTCGGGCGCGACACGGCCAGCGGCAAGGAACTGGAGACCCTGGCCAAGGTGGCGGACTTGAAACTGGAGCTTGGCACCAAGATTCTCCCGCTCTACGCTTCTGGCCTACAGATGGCCACCAATGCCGTCCAGGCGCTGACCGGCTTCATGGAGCGCAATCCGGCCACGGCCAAGGCCATGATTGTGGGCTTCAGTGCCATTGCCGCCATCATGGTGGTGATGGGGCCGCTGATGCTCGCCCTGGCCTCGATCATCGGCCCCTATGCCATGTTGCACGTCCTGTTCGCCAAGATCGGGCTGCAGGGGAATTTGCTGATGCCCATCCTGCGCGGCATTGGGACGGTCTTCATGTGGCTCGGGCGGATCTTTCTGATGAACCCGATTGGCCTGGCGGTGACCGCCATTGCCGCCGCAGCCTATCTGCTGTATCGGAATTGGGAGCCCATTGCCGGCTTCTTCGGCAACCTGTGGCAGCAGGTGCGCGGTGCGTTTGCAGGTGGCCTAACTAGCATTGGCGCGCTGATCTTGAATTGGTCGCCGGTGGGTCTGTTCTATCAGGCGTTCGCGGCCGTCATGAGCTGGTTCGGTATCGAGCTACCGGCTAAGTTCACCGAGTTCGGGGCAATGATCCTGCGCGGCTTGGTCAATGGCATCACCAGCGGCATTGGTGCTGTGAAGGAGACGGTGCTGGGTGCCGGTGCCAGTGTCATTGGCTGGTTCAAGGAAAAGCTCGACATTCACAGCCCGAGCCGGGTCTTTGCTGAGCTGGGCGACTACACCATGCAGGGCCTGGCCGTGGGATTGAACCGTGGCCAGGACGGGCCGCTGTCCACCGTCAGCAGTCTCGCCGGCAAGCTGGCCAGCGCTGGCGCAGCCGTGGCCATTGGCGCGGGCAGCATGCCGGCGATGGCCTTTGATAGTCGGCCGCCGATTAGTGCCGGCAGCGCGCAGCGCGTCGTCTACCAGGGCGACACCGTGCAAATCATCATCCAGCCGACGCCCGGCATGGATGAGCAAGCCATCGCCCGCGCGGTGGCCGCCGAGCTGGACCGTCGCGACCGCATGAAGGCGTCGCGCCAGCGCTCGAACCTCGCAGATTGGGATTAAGGAAAAACGTCATGATGATGGTCTTGGGAATGTTCGTGTTCAGCCTGCCGACGCTGGCCTATCAAGAGCTACAGCGACAGACGCAATGGAAGTTCGCTAGCAATTCGAGGGTGGGCCGGCGCGATGCCCTGCAGTACACCGGTAAGGGGGATGACGCCATCACTTTGTCGGGCTGGATTGCACCGGAGCTGACTGGAAGTGCGTTCTCGCTGGATGCGCTGCGCCTGATGGCCGATACCGGCAAGAGCTGGTTCCTGATCCAGGGTACGGGGCGCATCTATGGTTCCTACGTCATTGAAAGCATGGACGAGGGGCGCACTGTGCTGGATGGCGACGGCGATGCCAAGCGCATCGAGTTCACCATCAAGTTAAAGCGCACAGACGATAGCGTGCTGTCGTCGCTGGGCCTGGGGGACATCTCGGATCTGCGCAACATGGTCGACATCGACGGCATCACGAACAGCATCGCAGATAAGGCGCGTGATGTGGTCGGCAGTGCCATCGATGGCGTTAAATCCACGGTCGGTGGCATCGTCGGTAAGTTCGGAGGGCCTGGCCAATGACTACCACCGCGCCAGCCTTCCGCATTGTCATCGAGGAAAAGGACATCAGCCGCCCTGTCTCCGACAGGCTCATGAGCATCACCTTGCGCGAGTGCCGGGGTGA